CCGTTACCGTGTGGCTGTCGGGTGGGCTGGCGGGCACCGAGTACAGCGTAGCCTGCCTGATCGAGACGACGGCAGCGCGGACGGACGAGCGGACGATGAAGATCAAGTGTGAGGAGAGATAGCGTGCCCACCATTCGCCTGCCCTACCCGCATACCGGGCAGCAGACGGTGCTGCGCCAGATGCGCCGCCTCTCCTGGCTTGCGGCGGGTCGCAGATGGCGCAAGACGACGCTGGGCGTGGGCGTGGCGGTGACGGGGCCGGACCCGGAGAACCCAGCGATGATGGGCGCGCTGCAGGGCAAGACCATCCTATGGGGCGCGCCGACGTTCGATCAGGTGCGGATCGCGTGGGCCGAGATGCGCCACGGCGCGGCGGGCGTCGTGAGCTTTACGCAGCAGCGCATGATGGCCGAATTCCCGACCGGCGGTAAGGTCATCTTCCGGTCGCTCGACGACCCGGACAACGCACGCGGGCACACAGCGGACGGAGTAGTCATTGACGAGGTGGAGGCGGTCAAGCCGTCGGCCTGGTACGAGGTCGTGCGCCCGATGCTGATCGACACCGGCGGCTGGGCGCTGCTGATGGGCACGCCGCTGGGCCGCAATTGGTTCCACCACGAATGGCACCTGGCGCTCGACAGGGACGACTCGATGTGCTGGCAGATACCGACCGTAGGCTGTGAGATCGTAGACGAGGGGCGGCGGCTGGTACGCAAGCCGCACCCATTGGAGAACCCGGAGATCCCATTCGAGGAGATAGAGGGCATCTTCCAGACCTCGACGCTCCGTACATTCAGGCAGGAGATCCTGGCCGAGTTCGTGGAGGGCGAGGGCGCGATATTCCGCAACATCAAGGCGTGCCTGCACAAAGACCACGACACACCCGCCGACCACGAGGGGCACCAAATGGTCATGGGCGTGGACTGGGGCCAGTCGAACGACTTTACCGTGTTGAGCGTGGGCTGTCGCACCTGCCGCAAGGAGGTCGCGCTCGACCGCTTCCACGGCATCGACTACCACCTGCAGCGTGGGCGGCTCGTGGCGCTGGCCGACAAGTGGCACGTGAGCGAGATACTGGCCGAGAGCAACGCCATGGGCCAGCCGATCATCGACGAGATGCAGTACGGCGGCATCCCTGTGAGCAGCTTCGACACCACGGCAGCGAGCAAGCCGCCGCTGATCGAGTCCCTGGCGCTGTGCTTCGAGCGGGAGGAAGGGACGTTCATTGACGACGCGGTGGCTACCGCAGAGCTAGAGGCATACGAACGAAAGGTGTCAGCGACAACGGGCCGGCCCAGTTTCTCCGCACCCGAAGGTGTCCACGACGACACCGTGATGGCGCGGGCGCTGATGTGGCAGCTACAGTATGTGCGCGGACCCTGGATGACACTACTATGAGACAACGACCATACAAGGCGGCAATCACGGGCGGGAGCTTCGGGGCCAAGGCGATCACGCTCGCCGACCACGACGAGTTCCTCGACTGGCTGGTCAACGAGGGGCAGCAGGGCGACGAGCAGGCGCAAGACCTCTACAAGGCCGTCGCGTGGACGTACTGGTGTGCCAACTTGCGTGCCGACAGCGTGGCGCAGATCCCCTACCTCGTGTTCCCGATGGAGATGGAGGAGGACGAGGACGGGAAGGAGGTCGAATGGCCCATCGACATGCGCCAGATCCTATGGCAAGTCGAGGCGTGGCTGTGCCTGAAGGCCGCTGCCTACGTGCTCAAGCGCGGCAAGGGCGAGATGTTGGACGACCTGCGAGTGCTCAACGCCAACAGCATGCGGGTCAAGGAGTACGACGATGACGGGCCGACGCTGTTCGAGCAGCGGGTGGGCACCACCACCCATCTATTCAAGCCCGAGCAACTGCTGTACTTCCGCACCTTTGACCCGCGTGACGACATTCGGGAAGGCATCGCCTCCGGGCAGGTGGCGCGGCGAAGCGGGTCGCTGGTCAAGGCGTCCAACGAATGGGCGGGGGCGTTTTTCCGCAACGGCGCAATCCCCGCCGTTTTCCTGACCACTGAGGGCGCGGTCCCGCCGGAGGAGAAGGAGCGCATACAGACCGCGTGGCAGCGGATGCTGCAGGGCGTGCAGCGGGCGTTCAGGACCACCGTCCTCGAGCGCGGCCTGATGCCTACCGTCATCGGGCAGCCGGTCAAGGACCTGGCGATGCCCGACCTGGCGAAGGAGCAGCGCGAGCAGATCCTTGCCGCGCACAAGATCCCGCCCGGGTTGGCCGAGGCCAAGACGAACCGGGCCGAACGCGACTCGCTCCAGTTCGAGTTCTGGACCAACTGCGTGATACCTGAGGTCGAGGTGTGGATCGAGCCCGTGCTCAACGAGCAGCTATTCAACCCGCGTGGGCTGCGGGTGTCGTTCCAGTACAGCCGGATCGAGGTGCTGGAGCGCGAGGAGATCGCCAAGGCCGAGAGCATGGCCTTTGCCATCAATGGCGTCATCCTGCCGGCATACGAGGCCAATCTGGTCAGCGTAGACGAGGCGCGTTCGTGGATCGACAGCGTGGGCCAGGGCGCGGGCCTGCCGCCGCTTGAGGAGGAGTTCACGCCAGAGGAGCGACTCGCCCCGCAGGTGCAGGTGGCGCAGATGAACCAGGAGGGGCCGGGCACGCAGACGCCCGCCGATGAGCGCGTGGAGGCCAACACCCGCCCAAAAGCAGTGGCCCCGGAATGGGGCCGCCACCGGATCTCTTTGCCGAGCTGAGCCGGTGGCGACACAAGGCAGAGCAGCGGGGCAAGGGATGTGAGTTTACAAGCGAGATCATACCCGACTGGCTGAACGCAGAGCTGATGGCGGCGCAGGAGGTCGCCGGTGTAGATGCCTTCTCATTCCTGAAGGCGTCACCCGCAGAGCGCCGCAGGCGAGAGCGCGAGCTGGCAGAACGGTTGGAGGAGGAGCTTGCCGAGTTTCAGGAGCGGGCGGCAAAGGACGTTGAGAAGGGCAAGGAGCCGGACTATGCGGCGCTGGCGTTGCTGTTGGGGGCCATCTTGACGCCATTCCTGCAGTCCATTGCCGTTGAGGAGGCGATGCGGGTGTCCGTTGAAATGGGCATCGCCTTTGACCCGGCGGTCATCGGGCAGGAGGCGACCCGCTGGGCGCGTGAGTATGGATACGATCTGATTCGTGGGCTGACCGACACGACGCGCAACGTGGTCAGCGAGGCGATGCAGACGTTCACGCAGAACCCGGAGATGGGACGCGAGGCGTTGCAGCAGATGTTACAGCCAGCCTTTGGGCAGGTGCGGGCGCAGATGATAGCAGCTACCGAGACGACGCGGGCCTACAGCGAGGCGACGAACGAATATCAGCAGCTATTGTCACAGGCGGGAATTCAGACGCGGCGGCGTTGGATAACTCGTGAGGATGAGCGGGTATGTCCTGCGTGTGGGCCATTACATAATCTCACGGAAGACTTCTGGGCAGCCGAGTATCCGTCTGGGCCGCCAATTCATCCGAACTGCCGCTGTGAGCTGCAACTGGAATACGTCTATGACTGAGGCCGTCGATACGCGAGAATTGGAGCAGCTACAGCGGGCGCTGGCTAACCTCGTCGGGCCCGGACTTGCCAAGTTCAAGAAAGAGGCGACCTATGGCGTGGCGAAGGCGCTGCGAACGCCGATGCAGACACCACCGGGCCCATCGCACTCGCCCGTGCTGTGGGCCAGCGCCAAGCAGCGGGCATGGTACTTTGCGGCGCGGCGCAAGGCAGGACTGCCGCTCAAGTACAGCCGCGAGAGCGACCCGTGGAGCCAGCGCATCCGCGACAGATGGGTCATCCAACGCGGCGATGATTATGCCGTGCTGGGCAACAAGGCCAAATATTCCGTCTATGTCCAGTCGAGCCAGTACCAGAGCGAGCAGCACGAGGCGACGGGTTGGACGACAGACGAGAAAGCAGTCGAGCGCATCATGGGTGACGGGACGATGAGGGCAATCATCGAATCGACGTTAGGCAAGATCATCCACGACTCATTGCGAAGATGGGCACGCTAATGGACCGCGCCTTCTGGCTCCAGTTGCGCCAAGCCCTGCTGATGATGGTGGACGCGATAGAGCGGATGATCGACATACAGCCAAGGACGAGTGAATTACGGAAAGAGGCGAAACGAGATGCCAAACCCTAGCGAATATGACAACGAACAGGACTGGATGGCAGCGTGCGTGCCCATCCGCATCGAGGAGGGCAACGCGCAGGACCAAGCAGTCGCCGCGTGCCTGAACATCTGGCGGGAGCATACCGGCGCCAAGGCCAACCCACTCAAGGCCATCAGCGCCACCGACGACGAGCTGCGCGTGGCTAACTACATCGTCCTGTTCGGCGGGCGCGACCTGGAAGGCATCGCATCGGCGAACGTCAACCCGGACGGCACAAAGGGCGAATACTTCACGCCAGAGACGCAGCTTGAGTCAGCCTACACCAAGGCGGGCACGCTGTTCGTGGACTGGGAGCACAGCCAGGGCGAGTTGGGCGACGAGCTGCTGGGCGTGGTGGACTGGAAAACGGCGCGCATTGACGACGCGGGCGTGTTCGTCGAGCGGGTGCTCAACCGGCGCTCGGCATACGTGCGCTGGCTGGAAGGGCTGATCTCCGACGGGCTGATCGGCACGTCATCCGAGGCCGTGTCCGACGAGGTGGAGAAGGCAGCGGACGGGCGCATCACCCGCTGGCCGCTGCGCCGCGACACGCTGACCGTCCAGCCGATGGAGCCGCGCATGTTGCAAGAGAACCACATACAGGCGTTCAAGGCGCTGGGTATCGAGTTGCCCGCGCTTGACGATAACGTGGCAGATGAGCCAGAGCCGGCAGAGGTGGAGCCAGAGGCATCGAAGGATGCGGTGTCCATAGCCAAGGCGAAGGCCAGATGCGAGCAGATTCTCATATCACTCATGGAGGGATCGAAATGAAACACGCACAACTGCTTGAGCTGGCGCGCACCAAGGCGGGCGAAGCTCAGGCAATCCTAGAGGAAGACGAGCCGGATGTCCAGAAGGCCAATGACCTGCTGGGCGACGCGGAGAAATACCGCAGCCGCGCAGACGCGATGGAAAAGGCCATGAAATTGGCCGAGGGCGAGGCCGAGAAGCCGTCCGGTATCGTCGTCACCGAAGATGAGGAAGACAAGACCAAGGCCGCCAAGACGTGGAGCATCGGCGAGTTCTTCCAGGCGGTCGCGCTCCGCCCTGAATCGGTGCGCGCATATCGCAGCAAGGACGAGCCGGAGCACTACAACCTGACCGAGGCCATCGGCGCAAAGGCCGTCGGCTCGTTGACACAGGCCAAGGCCGCAATGAAGCAGACCGGGCTGAATGAGGGCGTGGGGCCGCTGGGCGGGTTCCTGGTGGACGCGGCGATTGACTACAACATCATGAGCCGTGTGTATAACATGGGCGAGGTCGTCCGGCGCGTGGATATGACACCGCTGGGGGCGAACAACAACGGCATGGTCTTCCTGGCCGATGCCGAAAGTTCGCGTGCCAACGGCTCACGGCGCGGCGGGGTGCGCTACTACTGGGTAGCAGAAGGCGCAGAGAAAACCGCGTCCTACCCCCAGTTCCGGCGCATCGAACTGGCGCTGAACAAGCTCGTGGTGCTCATCTACAGCACGGACGAACTGCTGCAGGATGCCACCGCGCTCGAAAGCTACATCAACAAGGTCGGCGCGGAGGAGATCCAGTTTGGCGTCGAGGACTCGATCTTCCGTGGCACCGGCGCAGGCCAGCCGCTTGGCTTCCTCAACGCCCCGTGCCTGGTCACGGTCGGCGCAGAGGCGGGACAGGCCGCAGATACGGTCATCAGCGAGAACGTGATCAACATGTGGTCCCGCCGCTGGGTCGGTGCGCGTGATTACGTCTGGTTCGTCAATCAGGACGTGACACCGCAATTGATCCAGATGAACCTGGGCGTGGGCACCGGCGGGCAGCTCACGTACATGCCGCCCGGTGGCTTGAGCGGCTTGCCCTACGGCACGCTGTTCGGGCGGCCCGTGATCGAAGTCGAGTACGCCGACACGGTGGGCGACGTGGGCGACATCTCACTCGTGGCACTGAGCGAGTACAAGATGATCGAGAAGGGCGGTGTTCAAAGCGCATCGTCCTTGCATGTCCGCTTTGTCTATGATGAGACGGTGTTCAGGCTGGTATATCGGGTGGACGGGCAACCTTCATGGGCGCTTCCGTTGACTCCGTACCAGTCTGCACTCACGCAGTCGCCGTTCGTAGTTCTGGGAGCGAGGTAAGCGATGAACATCCTTGATCAACTTCACTGGACGTATGGGATCTTCCCCGTCGCCGATGCGTTCGACGACGGCGCTGGGGCGGTCACGACCGACATCGTGAACTGCGAGTCTGCGGTCGGCGTGTTCTTCCTCATCATGCGCGGGGTGAACACTGGCGGCACAGGCACGGCGCTGTTTATCGCACAAGCGTGCTCGACCGCAGCCGCAGCCGCAACGACCAACGTCACCTACTGGTATCGTGAATCCACGACCCTGGACACCTGGGGCGCGTGGACGCACGCCGCCGCGACGGGCTGGACGTGCACCAACGGGTCCAACAACATGATCCAAATCTTTGTCCCGGCTGATGTCCTCTCCGCAGCGGGCTACGCCTACTGCCGACTGAGCATCACCGAGCCGGTGGACGACCCGGTGGTCGGCTCCATCGCCACCGCCGTCATCGACACCCGCTATCAGCACGTGCCCGCGACGTTGCTGACCTAATCGGATTCGCTTGGGGGGCGGGTGCAATCCCGGCCCGCCTCCTCTATGGCCTAACAAGGGTTCGAACCCCGGATAGGCAAGGAGTATAGACATGCCAGCAAGAGGAAGCGCGACACAGCGTTCTGCGCTGTTTGCGCGCCAGCAACCGGGCGGGTTCTGGAACACCGCCATGATCGAGTGGCAGCCCAACAATATCTGGTTCGTCGGCAGCGCCGAGACGCTGGCGAGTGACGCGGCGGGCAACGGGCGCAACCCCGATCGGCCCTTCGCCACGCTCGACTATGCTGTCAGCCACCCGCTGGTGGACGACGGCGACACGATCTACGTACTGCCGATGCACACCGAGAACCTGGCCGCCGACAGCACAGTGGACGTGGACGTGAGCAACCTGCACATCTGCGGCCTGGGCTGGGGCGGCAACCGACCGACGTTCACCGCCACCGCCATCGCAGGAGATTTCAAGCTGGCCGCCTCGTGCGGCATCCTTGAGAACATCTTGTTTCTCTCGGGCATCGACGCCACGACCGGGCTGCTTGAGGTCAGCGCATCGGACTGGCTGATCTACAATTGCGAGTTCCGCGACAGCGTGGACCAAGCCACCGACATGGTGATGATCCTCGACGGCTCCGACCGGACGCACATCAAGGACTGCACGTTCACCATGGCTGCGGCGGCGGGTGCGAACAGCGCCATCTCCATCGGTTCGAGCGACGACGTGGAGATCGAGGGCTGCCTCATCTACGGCAACTTTGCCGTGGGTGCCATCGACTTCCGAACGGCGGCGAGCGCCCGATGCAACATCCACGACTGCAAGATCTGGACCGAGAACGCGGCGGACATCGCCATCGTGGACACGATCACGACCAGCACGGGCTGGATCGGGCCGAATCTCCAGATCATGCTGCAGGACAACGCGGCCAACATCACCGAGGCTTGCACGGGCGCGACGTTCCACTATGTTGACCCGATCTACATCTGCAACCTGGCGGGCGAGAAGGCCATGCTGACCAACATCCTCGCGAGCACGGACTAGGAGGATCAGACAATGGCACTGGAATTTGAGAACATCCACAACCATATGGTCCTCCGAGACGCGACCAACACGTGGAAGTGGTACGATGCGTGGGGGCCGTCCGTGGTCAAGTACGAGCTGTCGGTCATCGGTCCGCCAACGGACAACACGACCGGGATGCCGACCGAGTTTATCAACACCCTGGTCAACGCCTCTACCTTCACGATGGCCGATGTCCTGGGCGGCGGCGTGATCCTGACCGGCGGTGGGGCGGACAACGATGGCGTCAAGCTGCAATTGGGCGCGGAAGCAGGGACGGCGGGCGAGAACGTGTACTTTGCCACCGACTACCCCTGCTACTTCAGCACCAAGCTGCAGCTCAACGACGCCACGCAATCCGACTTCCTGGCCGGGTTCTTCATCACCGACACCACGGCTCTGGATGGTGGGACCGATGGGCTGTACTTCCGCAAGATAGACGCAGACACGACCATCTACTTTGTCTTGGAGCAGGACAG